CGCACGAGGTGCCGGGCGTGCCCGTCCTCGTCCATGCCCTCGCTCGTCAGATACGCCCCGTGTTCGATGCGGTCGTAGAGCGAGGTGCGTTTAATCTCGATATGCACCTGCTTGGGTGCGTCACTTGCGTGTCTCATTGTCCTTGTATTGTCCGCGCAGATAGCGCGTGCGTTTGAAAAGAGCCGCCCGCGCCGAGGCAAGCGATGCCGTGGAGCGCGCGGCGTGATATTCCGTATTGTCGGGGGCGGTCATCGCGCACCAGTCGGCGAGCACGGCGTCCACGAGGCTGTCGTGGATGCCAGCCGCCACGGCGTCCGACGCCGAAGGATTGAAGTTGGCGGGCACGTCGAAGGCGAAGAGCACCGTCCCCTCCCCTTCCGCGTCGCTCTCGAGACCGTTGTCCGCCTCGAGCGTGCCGCCCGTGAGGTATTCGTCCAGATAGGCGCGCGCCGCGGCAATGGCCGTGGTGAGGCTGCGCTTGAGGGCGTACAGCGTCGGGGCCTTGGTGTCGGTCTCGTGCAGAGCCGCCCCCTCGAAGCCCTTCTCGCCGAGCTCGGCAAGACGCGCCGCCACGGCGGTCTTGACCATGATGTCGTCCAGCACGCGCCCCGTGTCCACGCTCACCGTCAGGCGCACGTCGGAGCTTCGGCGCACGGCCTCGGCCCGCACCGCGGGCTCCGTCTTGGTCAGAGCCTTCTTGTAGGCCGACTCGAGATACGTCGAGGCAAGCGTCAGGGTTCCTTCGGCCTGCTCCTTGTTCACGGTCATGTACCAGCGACCGACGATGTAGGTGGTCAGGTAGGCCGCCGTGTCGCCCTGCAACCCCTCTTTCAGAGCCGCGGGGAAGCGCGGGGAGAGGTCAAAGACGACCGTCCACACGCCGCCGCTCTCGTTCTCGGCGAAGACCAGACGGCGGAAGGCGGACAACGCCGCCCGCTTGCCCTCCTGCCAATAGTTCTCCAGAAGCTCCGCGTCCTCTTCGTCGATGCCGATGCGCGTGTAGGCTTCGGGGTCGTCCTCGGTCAGGGAGCGCGAGCCGAGGTAGGCGCTCTGACGCGCCGCCTCGGTGAAGACCTCTTGTTTGTTGATGCGAATCTCTGTCTGCATAGCTTAGAAGTTTATCAACGTATAATGCACGCTCACGCCCACGCTCGGTTCGAAACGTCCGTCGGCTGTGAGTCCGAGTCCGACGTAGGGGCCCGCACCCCAGCGCGAGAGCTTCTTCTCGCTCACCGTCACCGTGCGCAGCACGTGCCGCTCGCGTATAAAGATGCTGTCAAGACGCGCCTCGACGCCGCTGACGTAGGCCGTGTAGAGGCTGTCCTCGTAGACGCGGCTCTCGACGGGCACGACCACCGCCACGCTGTCCTTCAAGTCCGCGGGGTTCGCCTTGGCTATGGGCAGGGCGCGCGTCACGTAACGCACCACCACGCTGTCCCGAGCCACGGGCACGAAGTGACGAACCGTGTCGTAGACGGTCTTCGTCACCGTGCGAACCTCCACGGGCCCCGAAGGGATTCTTGCACTCCACCTGCCCGCAAGGAAGCAGAGGGCGAGGCTGAGCAGGGCCAGCAAGCTGTAAACGACCTGCCTCATGAGGTGTGCAGCAGGTCATACCCGGCCTCGACGTCGTGCTCGTCGGCGGCCCGGCCGTTCTCAACGAAGCTCATGGCCGAGACCAGTGCGACCGTCTCGCTCCTGTCAAGCGTCAGGTGTCGGTCGGGCTCGAGGCCGCTGCGTTGAACAACGGTGTCAATATATTTTTGCGTGTCGTTCTCGCTCCCGGGGGCCCACCGCGAGATGATGTCCCGAACGGTGTCGACCTTGTAGCGCAGAACGTAGTTGCCGATGATGCGCATGGCGGCGCGGTAGCCGTAGGCCATGCTTTTGAACTGCTTGAACTCGGAATCCGAGGACTTCACCTCGCCCGCGAACACGTCGGGCGAGCGGCGTATGTTCAGGGGATTGTTATTGCGCAGTCCCCGCGGCGTCGTCTGATTCGCTGCTGTCATCGCTCTGTTGTTTTGAAGTTTTCTTTTTTCTTGATTTCCCGGTCAGGGAGGTCTGCGCGGAGGCCGCGGGGTTCGCCTTGACCGTTTCCTGAATAAGTTCCTGAATCAGCGCGGCGATGTCCGCCTTGTTCTCGATGACCACGTGCATCGTCTTCTCGGCCTTGCGCAGCTCGGCCTTCGTCCACGACTTCTCAAGCACGCTGCGCCACTCGCAGTAGATGCAGTAGGCCGACCAGCACATGGAGAAGATGGGCACTTTCAGGATGACGGCCCCGAGGATGTCTATCCATACAAGGATGAAGAACGGCAGGAGGTATTTCTGCGCCTTCTCGCAGGTCTTTTTCAGGCCCGTGGAGGTCGTCACCTCGCCGTTAATCTTGGCCTTGCGTATGCCGAAGTAAAGGTCAACGGCCATACCCGCGATGATGCCCGCAAGACAGAGCAACACCACCACCACGTGCCGAAGCAGGTAGGTGGAGAAAAACTGTTCCATTAACTCTTCCATTTTTCTTTACACTGAGTTTAAAAAAGACACGGGAGGGCGGGGCTCGCCTCCCTCCCGTGTCGGAGTGTTTCTTACGACCGCCTCTCAAGATTAGTCGCCGAAGACTTCCTTGGCCAGAGCGGTGACTTCCTCTGCGGTGTAGACCTTGCCCTCGAGCGTGGAGACTGCGGAGTCCGTGTATTTATTAGCCTCTTTAAGGGCCAATTGACCTTCTTTCTCGATGTAGTCCGTGAAGTCGTTCAACTGATTCCCCTCCGAGTCGGTGAATGTTCCATCTTCAAAGGATTTAATCGTGTCCTCGCCCAACAGTGCGGACAGTCTCGTGTCCGTGTAATCTTTGGCTTCGCTGTCTGCTTGGTCGATATACTCCTTGACGGATGTCGCCGTCCCTGCAAACATACCCTCCGTGTCGAGGATTTCATTCTCGAGTTTTTCGAGCAGGGCGGCGTCCTGCGTGTCGGCGTAGTCCTTGGCGGAGGCGAGCGTCGTTTCGTCGGCGGCCGAGAGGTCGGCCTTGACGCCGTTGACCGTCTTGTCAACGTAGTCCTTGACGCTGCCGTACGCCTTGAGCTCGTCATCGCCCGTGATTGTCATGTACAAGTCTTCACCTACAACCGAGGCGAGCTCGTTCGAAGCGGCGACTTCGGCGTTGGCGGCGAGGATGCGGGCCACATGATAGGCCGTGTACACGCTCGCAACTTCCGATACGTCGTCGTCGGCGTTCTTCAGAGCGTCCTTCACGGCACCGCCCGAGGTGTTCCAGTCGATGTATTCGCTGGAGGCGTTGACTTGCGGCAGACGCTCGCTCACGGCGGACACCTTGCTGTCGACCTCGCTCTTCGTGTAGGTCTCGTCCTTGGTGTAGTAGTTGACCAAGGCCACCTCGGCCTTGTACTCGCCGATGAGCTCCCACTTGGAGTCGGCGTAGATGTACTCCTTGTAGTTGTCGCCCTCAAGCCCCGAAGCCGAAGCCACGAGATAAATCTTGTTGGCGTCGATGTCCGCTGTCGGCAGCGAGGTGACGATTTTGTAGAGCGAGAGGTCGATGGTGATGTCACCCGTGCCCGCCACGCTCTCACCGTTGACGGTCTTGAGCGGAACGCTGAACACGCCGTCCTCGGCGGTGACGTTCGTGCCCGCCTTGACGATACCGAAGTCGGATGCCGAGGCTTTCGGCACATCCTGAACGGCCGTCCACGCCACAGCGTTAACGGTGGCCTCGCCCGTTACCGCGAGCGTACCGTTGTCGTCGACTTTCAAGCCGAGACCCGGCTTGACAAGACCCGCAACGGAAGATGTTGCCACCTGCGTCTTTTTGGTGAATCTGTTCTGTACCTCGGTGAATATCTGCTTTAATCCCGAGTCGTCAATGAATTTGCTCATTGTAGGTAAAGTTTATATTTAACACTTGCCCCGCACACGAAAAGAGGCGGGAGCTTATTATCAATCCCGCCTCATAATTACTATGAATCTTGTGTTTGTCACTTTTATTTGTTGCGACACGTCGCCTTCTGAAGGCTTACTTCTCCGCTTCTTTTCTCGCGGCTTCCTCCGCTTCTTTTCTCGCGGCTTCGAAGGCGTCGGCCTCCTCCTGCGAGATTTCCCGCCAGTCGTCCTCGGAGGCGTTGGCGGCGAGGTACACCTTGTCGGCGGTGACGATGCGTTCAAGGGCGTCAACGTCTTCGGCTTGTGTGAGGTATTTGCCTTCTTCGGCCTGCAATACTCTCATTGTGTAGTTGGTCGTTTTCATATTCTCGGAAGTTTAAGTTATGCGATGGTGAATCCTTTGGCGGTGATTTGGGCTATCTCGCTTGCGGTGAGCCTTGCCGCGACCGCCGACGGCAATGTGATTGTCAGGGCGGAGTAACCCGCGGCGGCCCGGTCGAAGCTGTCCGTGATTAACGTGCCGCGCAGAGCCTCAAGCCCCTCTGCCGACGCGCCCAGCGTGTCGCAGAAGTCAAACACACACTCTGCATCAAGACACTCGCAGGCCCCGAAGCCGTTCAGCGTCAGCACGTCCAGCGCACCGCAGTTGTAGAAGCAGTATGACATATCTTCGACGTTCGAAAGGTCGACACCGGACAAGTCGAGCTTCGTGATGCCCGCACAGTTTTCGAACGTCCCGCTCATATTCGTCACGTTCCAAAGACACAGACCGTCCGTGACGGGGTTCCCAAGACTCTTGCAGTCACGGAACATCCCCGCGATATTGGTCGCAAGGCTCAAGTCTATGGACGGGACGGTCACAAGGTTTTCACAGCCTCTGAACATATCCGAGAAGTCATCCACCTGACTTCCGCTCGGTATGTACGGCGCATATTTCAGCCGTGTGTCGTCCATGAAATACGCGCGGTAGGTGTCAATCGGCTCGGAGTCGGGCTTCACGCTCATGCTGTAAGCAAAATCCCGACACATCTCGCCTAATGTTCCAAAGTCCAAGTCGCTGTAAAATTCTTCATCCTCCCTGCTGTAACCGAGCTGAGTCAACGGTGTTACATACAGTGAGCCGCTGCCTATCTCTCTTATTTTCTCGCCGTAATCCGCAAGGGTGGCGGCAGACATATCCACTCCCCTTCTTTCTATTTCTTCCTTGAGCCGTTGTTTCTTGTCTATCAGCTCGTTTATAATCTCTTTCATGCTATTGTATAACCTTTGGCGGTAATCTGAGCAAGCTCGTCGTCAGTAAGTCTTGCTTTTGTGGCTGACGGCAGGGTGACGGTCAAAGAGCTGTATGATGCACCCGCTCTGTCGAATGAGTTTGTAACAAGAGTGTCTCTAAGAGACTGCAACCCCTCCTCGGAGGTTTGACCCCATATTGTATCTGAGAACGTGGATGACACAGAAACTGACTTACAAGTGCCAAAGCCGTTAATCTTTATAATTTCAAGAGAAGCACATTTCTCAAATGCTTCACTCATATTTGATACATTGGTCATATCAAAATGAGACAAGTCAACGGCTTTCAGGTTGCTGCATTCATTAAACATGCGAAAAATATTTTTCAGCTCGGGAGTAGTTGATTCAGGAAAAGTGACAGACTCCAACGATGAACATCCCCAGAACATATAGCTGACATCCGTTACTTTGGCTAAATCAAAAGCGGACAAGTCTACAGAAGTCAGTTTACAGCAACTTTGAAACATACTGCCCATAGTAGTCGCATTACCTGTATTCCACGTGGACAAATCTACGGACTCAAGACTATCACAATGGTGAAAGACACCATTCATATATGTTGCCCCGCTTGTGTCCCAAGTTGAAACATCTACGGATTTCAAACCTGTGCAGTAATCAAACACACCACTAATATCCGTTATATTGCTCTTACAGAGATTGTCAACCTTAAGGTTGGTCAAACTGTAGCAACCAGCAAACATCTCGCTGAGACTGTAAGCATTTGAAGTGTCATACCTTGACACATCGAGTGATACCAAGGAGTTACACGAATTAAACATATGCTCAAAACTTTGACAGTTTGAGGTATCATAGGTAGGCACGGCAATCAGGCTGGTGCAGGTGTCAAACATATAGGGTAAAGCCGCAGCCTGACTTGTATCCAAACCGGGTGCATACTGCAAGTCAAAATTATAATGGAAGGTGTAGTAATACAAATTCTGACCGTCATACTGCTTCTGATACTCTCTTGTCTGCTTTATAACGTCATCAACCTTGCTCATGTCAAAGTCAATATCTCCGTAAAACAGCTCGTCTTCATGAGAATACCCCATTTGACCGAGAGGGCCCTTGAAGGTACTCCACACGGGGATTTCCGCAACCTTGTCGGTTAAGTTCGAGAAAGAGGCGAGACCGACGTCCACGCCTTTTTCCTTTACGGCATTCTTTATATCCACAGTATTGTCGACAAGTGTCTTTAGTTTTTCGTGTACACTCATGAGTTAAGTTTGTCTAAGAGTTCTTCTATTTCATCCAACGTGCCGAGCATGGCTTCCGTCTGTTCCTTGGCGTAGTCGCCCTGCTCCTTGGCATAGTCTCCCTGCTCCTTGGCGTAGGCGGCTGCGTCGGTCTCGTTTTCTGCGTCCGTCTTCATTACAAAGCGTTCCTTCACCTCGCTGAATATTCGTTTTACGGCATCGTCGCCGATAAATTTGCTCATAATGGGTTTGATTTAAATGGTTGTTACTCCGCGCCGAACACGTCTGCGGCCGCGTCTTCTATCTCCTTCGAGGTCATCGCCTCGACGCTCTCCGAGCCCGCGCCCGAAGATTCGAGCAGCTCGAGGATGGTCTTTCCCGTGGTCTCGTCCGTCACCTGCGAGGCATAGACGATTGGCTCGCCCGTGTCGTTCTTGAGTGTTCCGTAGATTTTTATTTCCGCCATACGTCCTCCTTTCTCAGCTTATGGTGATATTCATGTCGCTCTGCGGCCTGCCCTCGATGCGCACGGCAAGATAGCTCACCGCGCTCTCCCCGAGGGTCAGCGTCAGGGACACCGCATCGAGACGCGGCACCTCGAAGCCCCCGCTGGTAATCTTCGCGAGCGAGAGACAGGACGGGTAGACTATCCACACGTATTTGCCCGCGCACCCCGTGACGGTGTGGCTGCCCGAGAGCGTGGTGAGCACCTTCTTCGTCCCGGCTGTGACCGTTTCGCCCTGCGGCGTGTCCTCCGTGTCGGTGAGCACATAGTACGTGGCCGCATAACGTGTGTGCGAGGCCGAGGCCGTCTTGGTGAGCTCCCCGTAGCCGTCGTTGTAAACCGCCGAGGCGGATGCCGACACCGTGACGCGCCCGTTGGTCGAGGCGGGCGCGGCCGAGGTGAAGCTCGTGCGGTAGACGCCCGCCGAGGCCTCCGTCATCGCGCCCGAAGCCGCGCCCGAGGCCGTGACCGAGGCACCCGTCACGCCCGCTCCGTCGTAGCGCACCTGCGCCGTGAGCGTGTAGGCCGCCGCCGCGCCCGTGAACTCCGAGCCGACACCCGAGAGCGAGGCCGATACGGAGAACTTGCCCGAGCGTTCGTCGCTCTCCGCCTTCTCAAGATAGGACTTCTGCCACGTAGAGAGTCCTTCGGTGGAGAGGGCGCGCTCAAGGGCGGCGTCAATCTCCGAACCCGTATATTTGCTTTTGTATGCCATTGTCTTGATGGTTAATCCGTTTCTTTCAGGACGAGGAACCGCTCTGCGTCGCTTGTCTCGAAGTCCTCGAGAGCCGTGCGCCGACCCGTCTGCGTCACGCGCACGACCGCTTCGGCTCCGCCGCTTTCGAGCGTCACGTCCATTGCTCTGTCTTCCCCCTCGTTGGCGGGCGAGGAGAGCGTCAGGCTGCCGCCGTCGGCCTCGGCCGAGAGGAAGTCTCCGCTCTCGTCGCCCCACAAGGTCTTTGTCACCGTCTTTGTCATACTTCAACCGCCGTCATGTTCGCAACACGCCATTCACCGTCGGCGTCGACGGCAATCGTCACCGAACCGCCGCCTGCCGGAAGCGTCACGCTGTCCTCACCCACCGAGAAGGAGGCACCGGCCTGACGTATCGTTGTCTGAACGCCGCCTATCGTCACCGTCACGTCGCGCGCCTCGGTCGAGGTGTTGGCACCGACGACCACGCGGGCTTGGAACGTGTAGGCCTCCTCGAGCCCGTTGTCGCCCACGCCGCCGAAGGCCGAGTAGGCTCCGTCGGGGAGGATGTTCGCGCTGCGGATGAAGAGGTCTTTGTCGGGAGTGTCCGAGGCGACCGCCGCGTCGCACTCCACCTCCACCGTCGAGGCGTTGGAACGCCCCGTGAGCGTCACCTCGCCGCCCTTTGCGGCGACCGTGTAGCCGCCCTCGGGAATGTCAATCGCGGTGAACACGTCGACGCCCGGCTGCGAGAGGAGCACGGTCTTTTCCGCGCCGCCCGAGGCGAAGACGAGGTTGTAGCGTCTCTGTCCGCGTCCGTCGTTGGGCTCGGCCGACACCGTGACCCGCGCGCTTCCCGTTCCCGAGGCGGGCGAGACGGTGTACCATCTGTAATTGTAGTCCTGCGCCATGATGCCTGTCTAAAAGGTTAGGAGATGCTTGCCGTCCATTCTTCGGCACTCGTCACGGTGACGTCCTTGTCGCCGCCTTCGGCTTCGTAGTCAAGCTCGCTCGGAGACACCTCGAGACCTTCGAAGCCCGGCTGTACGACGGTCACGTCGCGCGTAATCGAGACGTCCAGACCGTTGTCGTCCTTGCCCGAGAAGGTGACGCCGAACACGCCCGAACGCGATGACGAGTCCGTGTTGGCCTGCGCCTTGAAGGTGATTTTGAAGCGGTAGGCCGCGGCGGCACCGAGCGCGTCGCCGCCGTCCTCGCCGAGGGTGAGCGTCTTTTCCACCCCGTCGACGACGGCGGTGTACTCATTGTCCGCCACGCTCCACAGCGGCATCCCGTTCGAGACGACAGACGTGTTCTGCGTACCGTCCGATTCGACTTCAACGGAAGCGGCGGCAGCAACGGAGTCGGAGCTTGCGGCGTCGGCTCCGACGGTAATGTCGCCGTCGCCGAGGTCGCCGCCGAGGTCGCCGCCGCTGATGCCCGAGTCAATGAGGGCTCCGCTCGCCCCGACGACAATCTTCTGGGCGTTGGTCGTCCCCTCGAGAACGACGGTTCCCTCGTCCGTGGATGAGAACGAGAGGCTGTTTTCATCGAGCGCGGCGGTGAGCCCCGCCCCCTTCTGCGTGAGCGACACGGTGCGTGATACACTGCCCGCCGTCACCGTTACGAGCCCCGAACGCGAGAGACGGCCCGTGTTGGCTTCGGCCGTTACCGAGAGCGTGCTCGTGCCGCTCTGCCCGCTTGTCTGTGATAACTTGAAGTAACTCATATACGTTTGATTTTATTCGGTAGTCCAATCAGAATTTGTTTCCACGTAAAGCTCGTGGCCGCTCACGCCCTCGCCCGACACGTCGGAGAAGAGCGTGGAGTTGTCGCACTCAACGCGCGTCGAGGCGTCCTGTACGCTGAGCTTGGCCACGGTGCCCGACTGCTGTATCTCTATCGTGGAGTCCCATTTCTTCCACGCCGAGCCCGTGTAGTATTCCACCGTCACGGATGCCGAGCGGCCCGTGGTGCGCGGGTTCTCGGCCGCCGAGAGCGTCAGGGAGAGCGCGTAGGCGTCCTCGGCTCCGACGGCGGTGTTCGTGGTCACGCCCATAGCGTAGCTCGTGCCGCCGACCTTGTAGTAGGTCGGCACGGTGAGCCAGCCCGTGGTCGTGGTGTCGCCGCCGTATTCGACCGACAGACGCAGACCCGTGGCGTTGCTCTGGCCCTGAAAGACGATGTTCTGCGCCGCGGCGTCCACCGTCACGTCGTCGTCGCTTGTAAGGGCGAAGAACGCCGCTCCCGCCCGCTGTTTGACCGGGAAGTAGACCTCCTTGTTGTCGCCGTCCTCAATGTCGGTGGCGACGGTGAAGCCGCCCGTGCGGGCGTTGCGGCCTTTGTTTTCGGCGATAGTCACCTTGACGTTCGCACTCCCCGTGCCGCTCGACGGGGTGACTTTAATCCAACTGTCCATGCTTGAATCGCTGTTGATATGCCATTTCACTCCTTCGCTGGCCGCGACGTCCATCCTGAACGTGACGCCCCCCGCGGGGACGTCCCCGGTCGGGGTGTCGGCGGCGGCGGAAAAGACGTACTCCGCCCCTTCCTCGAGCCGCGCCGTCCACGGGCCGTGACTCTCCACCGTACAGCTCGCCGAGGAGCCCGCCGCGGCCTCGAGCGTGAGCTTGGCGGGGCTGACCTTCAGCTTCTCCCACACCGTCACGCCGTGCGCCGTGACCTTCTCCACAACCGAGTCGTTGAAGAATATGTCGTACACGTTCCTGAGTTGTATCGCCTCGCCAATCATACCCGGATGTTTAATGTTCTTGTTTCGTCGTTGTAGTCAAAGAGCCCGCCGATGAGTTCGCGCACGTTCTGGAACGTGGTGTAGTCGGCCAGCTCGCTGCGCAGCACGTAGTCCGAGAGGCTGTCGTCGAGCTTCTTCTCGAGTGCGTCCACGCGCCCCGTCAGGATGGTGTTCTCCACCTCCACGGCGATGGTCTTGCCCGTGTCCGTCCATTCGCCGTCCAAGGCGGCAATCAGGCGGCAGCGGCCCGAGTCGTCGTCGCAGGGTATCATCGCCCACCAGCCCGCACGCGGGCTTGCATACGCGCTGTTCAGGGCCGAGAGAGAGAGGAACACCCCCTTGCTCTCCACCTTGAGGTTCCGCGCATCGAGCCACCCGTCGACCGTGAGGCTGTGCCCCACGCGGGCGTCGCCGCGGATGACGGCGTTGCCGCCCGCGGAGAGGTTGCGACCCACCGCGAGGTCGCCGTCGTATTTCTGTGCAGGAATATTGCTCATGCCAATGCCGTTTTGCTTAGTTCGTTAAACAACTGCGCCCGCTCGGCCTCGCCGTATGCCGTCAGCGTCAGAGCCGCCGTGCGGTACACCGCGGCCGAAAGACAGCGTTCGGGCAGGTCGATGCCGTCCCCGCGGTCGATGCGCGGCTCGGGCGCGTAGAGCCCCCGTCGAAGCCACGCCGTGTCGTCCCTGCTGGAGTAGAACTCCAGGACGCGCCCCTCGGGGCGGACGGCCACGGCGCAGACGGGACGCTGCGGGGTGCCGCGCACGCCGCGGAAGAGGCTCCGCTGTACGGCGTACAATGGGTCGTCGGGGGTTATGGTCTGCGTGACGGGCGTCAGCCAGTCGCTCATCTCGAAGACGATGACGCGCAGGAAGTCCTCGGGCAGGAGCACCCACCCGCACCCCTTGCGCAGCTCGTCCCAGTAGACGGCACCGTCAAGCTCGTGTCCGCCCTCGAGAAGATGCGCCCCGGCATCGAGAAGCGTCAGCCGCGCCCCCTGCTCAATCTTCGAGCGTATCACCTCGTCGAGCGCGAGCGCGTCCTCGTCAAGCTCCCGAAGAAGGCTCTGCGAGGCGGCGTTCTCGTCAAGCGACACGCGCACGTCTCTGATGATGTCCTGAGCCTTGTATATCATGTCTCAATCGTATTTAAAGATGATGCCGTACTTCAGGGCCTCGCGGGCCACGTCCTCGCGTGTGTAGAGCCCCGCAGGGTTCACGCCGTAGCGGTCTTGCAGATACTGCTTGGCCACGTCCTTGCAGCTCACCTCCATGACCTGCGGCTCGCCGCCCGCGGCGGCCCGAGCCATTGCCTCTTCGGCGGCGGCGGTCTGTTCTTCGGTGGCCTTGACGGTCTTGCTCTTCTTCTTGGAGGACTCCTGTGCGGCGTCGAGCGTGTCGGTCACGGCGGAGGCGTCGGTCACGTCCGAGTGCGAGCGCACCCTGCGCCCCTCGACGTTGATGTCCTCGTCAAGCTCGATGACGTTCACCGTGTAGATTCGTCCGCGCTTGTAGTCGGGACAGCTCTCTATGGCGTTCTGAAGGATAAGGTTGTCGGTGGTGAAGGAGGCGGGACGCATCCCCGAGGAGGTCTGCGAGCCCCCCGTGAAGCTCACCTTGGCGGTGTTTCGGCCCACGCTTATCACGGCCTGATACTCTATCATGCCGCTGACACCGTATGTGATTCTTTTCTTTTTCATCTGTCGGTCTAATGGAAGGGGAGCGGACGGACTTGTTTGAGGTCTGCCCGCTCCCCGCAGTTATATGAAGAATATACCCAAAAAAGCGTCGCGCTTAGAGAGTCATTACATCGCACACGTATTCGCTCCACTTGCCGTCCTTGTACTGATAGAGCTCGCCCTTCATCGCGCCGTCACCGATGCCCGGACAGTCCTGAAGCAGGTAGTAAACCTCGCCGTCAATCGGGTTTTCAGGAGCTTCCGCGCTGTCCCAGAAGTGGTACGATACGGCGGCGGTCTTTTCGTCCTCGCCTTCGCCGTTAATCCACACGTGGCACGAGCCCTTCAGAGCCAGAGCGTCCCATACGAGTACCGACTCGCGGGTTGCTTCCTCGCCGATGATGTTCTCCTTGGAGGAGTGTTCGGCGCTGTACTGATAGTGTACGAGGCGGTCCGGGGCGAGCACCACGCCGCTGTTCGACCAGCCGAGGCGGTCGAGCGTCGGGTCGTGCTTGACTTCGATGTCGCCGAATACGGTGTGAATCGAGGTCACCGTCCAGCCCACCGGGTTGACCTTGGAGATAATCTGCACTTCCGGGTGCTTCGAGTAGTCGATGCACTGGATGTTCTCGATTTGGTTCTTGCCCAGAAGGGCAATCACGCTCTTCGGCACGTCTTCACCCGTGAAGATGAGCTTGGCAAGGGCGATGAACTCTTCGAACGACCACGCGCCCGTGTGCTTGAGTTCCTTGCGCACCTGATGACGGACACCTTCGGTGAAGTAGATGTCCTGCGTGCCCACCTCGTCGGTCTGCACCTTGAGCTTGCCCTTGCGCCCCGCGTAGAGCGTGCGGTTGCCGCGCACCTTGAACTCGGTGATTGCGGCTTCGGCGATGAGAGCCTGAGAGAACGGAATCTGCTTCTTCTGGGCGGCGAAGTAGTTCGACACGATTTGGTTCATGCCGCGCTTCTGAAGGTAGACCGTAGTGCTCTGCGGCACAATGGCCGACGGTGCCACGCGCTTCTGCGTTTCGTAGAGGGCGTTGCCCAGAAGGATGATTGTCGAGCCCGCGGGGATGGCCGGGACGGTGCAGTACTCGTCCTGCGGCGTGGTCTTCGGGCCGTTGACGGCGCGCACCACCGGGTTGCCCGAGGTGTTGTCCTTGCTTTCCACGAAGAGCATGAGCTCCTTGCCCGGCGTCTTGGTGGCACCGTCTTCGGCGTAGCCGTCCACGCCCTTGACAAGGAGCGTGTCGTAGGCCTGCGGAATGGAGGCGTCGTTCGATGCCAGCGGCAGGATGGTCTTCTGATTGGAGGTGGCCGCCAGTGCCGAAGCCGTGGTCACGGAGTAACGCGGCTCGTCAATCATAAAGTGAATCACTTCGGGCGAGTTGACCTTGACCTTCTTGGCCTTGAGCATAAGCTGCATGAGCGGCGTGTCGTCGCTCTTGAACTTAAAGAGGTCTTGGTCGATGTCGGCCTGCACAAGGTTCGCAGTGCCGTCAATGCCGCCCGTGGCTCCCGCGATGGAGCTTACGGAGGTGGGGGTTCCCGCGAGCTGGGAGTTCACGCCCGCCGTACCCGGAGTCGGCTGTGCATAGGAGCCGCCGACGTTTACTTCTTCTGCCATGTCTTAAATGTTTGAAGATTTGTTTGAATGTCTGTTTGTATAAAGTTCCCCGGCCCGATGCCGCCCGTGGCCGAAGCGATTGCGCTGACCGTTACCGCCGCTCCGTGAAGCTGCGTTGCAAGTCCCGCGCTTCCCGCAGAGGGATGCGGGCCGCGGCGGGCCGATACGACACGTGCCTCGTAGCCCATGTCACATCGCTTGTTTGGCAAGTTCGAAGAGCGAGCCGCCCGTCTGCCGCGACGGCGAGGTGTTCTTGCCGTCAAGCGGCTGCGTGCCGTCCCCCTTCTTGGGCTTGCGCAGCTGTTCGGTAATCTTGGCGTTGCGTCCCGTCACCTGACCTTCCTCCGAGGCCGAGGCCACGTCTTGGTCGTGGTTCACGGCGTTGGAGAGCATATCCAGCGTTTCGCGCGAGATGACGCCCATCACGCCGTCGGAGACGATGGTGAGCCACAGTGCCGTGAGCTTGTCCACGCCCGCGTCGTCAAGACCCTTCTCGCTCTGATAGGAGTCCAGCTCCTTGAGCGTCTTGTCAAGGTTCTTCTCGTACTTCTCGTCGAGCTCGCGGCTCTTGGCCACGCGCTCCATGTACTCCTTGTTCGCCTCGGCGATTTTGTCCTGCATATCGGGGTCGTCGAGCACGTCGCGTATCTCGATGCCGAAACGCTTGACAAGACCCACCGCCGGGTCGCCCCCGTTGCGCATATCGTTCAGGTAATACGCGCTCTGAGGATTGGCGGCGAACATATCGCTCAAAGACTTCTCGCGCCCCTTGTAGCCCTCGATGTCCTTGTCGTAGCTGTCGTAGTCCTCGTTGGCCTGCGCGTATATCTCTTCGTCGTCCTCGAACTTCTTGTCGGGATATTTCTTTTTCAGACGCCCCACGTACTTGTCGCGTGCGCTCTGCGGCGGCGTCTGCTGCGGAGCCTCGGCCCCGTCAATAGGTAATGCGTTGTCTGCCATGTCTCGTCCCTTGTTATATATTTCTAATTTTCTGCAAATTAGACACGAAAATCGAGCCCGCGCTTTTATCCGTTGTGACACACTTGCAGTATATTTGTGTTATCACGCCTGACAGCCTTGTAAAGATGAAATGAAATACTTTGGCTGTTCTCTTGACTTTCTCGCCGAGCGCAACGCCGACATTATGCGGGCCTACCGTGAACAACTTGCCGCAGCCGACTACGTGCTCATGCCCGAAATCTTCGAGCGTGTCGCCGAATCGCCCTCCCGCCGCTTCTGGGTGAGCGAGGAGCGCGCCGCCGTCGTGGTGGCCGCAATCGAGGCGGGACGCCCCGTTATTGACACCATGTACCCCTCCAAAAAGGAGATGTATCTTGAAATTCATCGCCGATACAAGATTCTTCGCAGAGAGAACCCCGAGGCTTCCCTTCTGGAGCTTGTGTCGCAAGTCGTCAACCAACCCGCCCCGAAGTTTTACTTCACGCCCCGCAGCATCGGGGAGTTCGTCTACCGTACCAAACGCAGACGGGGGCAAAAAAACAACTCTCATCTATGACACCCGACGAATTTAACCTCCTTCTGGGCGAGATGCTCGAGGAGGACGACCGCCGCGAGGCCGTCTTCGCCGCCCCCTTCGACCCCGTCACGGGGCTGGGCAGCGTCGGGCCCCGCTTCTTCCTGCACCTTCCCGACTTCGTGATTCCCGACCAGTGGCTGCCCGAGGATATGCTCGAATGCAGGTTCGTGCGTATGCTTCAGCGGGCGGGCTCCATCGCGCGCTTCCTCACCGAAGAGCTCGGCGTGGAGGACACGCCCGACGACCGCACCAAGGTCGCCGTCAAGCTCATCCGTCTGCGCTGCCGCCACGACTTTCCCTTCTGGGCCGCCTCGTTCGTGCGCGTCAAACAGAAGGGCGGCGGCGACGACGTGTTCTTCCGTCTGTGGTGGCCGCAGCGACGCCTCGTGGAGGTGTTCGAGAAGCTGCGCCGCGAGGAAAAGCCCATCCGCATCATCATGCTCAAGGCCCGTCAGTGGGGCGGCTCGACCACGACGCAGATATACATGGCATGGCTCCAGCTCGTCCACAAGCGGGGTCTCAACTCGCTCATCATCGCCCATCAGGGCGTGGCCTCGGACGAAATCAAGGATATGTTCAACCGCATGATTGCCCAGTACCCCGTCGAGATGCTGCACCCTATGGGCGAGACCTACGACGTTAACGAAATCAAGCTCGTGGGCGTGGGCGAGACGCGCGCCATACACCGCGTGCCCCAGCGCAACTGCAAGATTAAGATTGGCACGGCCGAGCGTCCCGACTCCTGCCGCGGCGGCGACTACAACCTCGTTCACCTCTCCGAGGTGGGCATCTGGAAGGCCACCGAGGACAAGAGCCCCGAGGACATTGTGCGCTCGGCCTGCTCGGGCATCCTCTACCGCCCCTACACGATGATTGTCTACGAGTCCACGGCCAACGGCACGGGCAACTTCTTCTACCGCGAATACCGCGACGCCGCCGACCCGGACACCCCTTCGCAGTTTCAGCCCGTCTTCATCCCGTGGTACGAGATTGAACAGTACACGCTCGACTTCGCCTCCGGGGACGACCGACGCGAGTTCGCCGAGGTGCTCCTGCGCGGAAAGGACAGCGAGACGGTGCTCACGGCGCGCGAGGAGCCGGGCAGGTATCTGTGGTGGCTGTGGCGGAAGGGGGCCACCCTGCGCGCCATACACTGGTATGTACACGAACGCGCCGGGCGAAGCTCGCACGCCGTCATGGCCTCGGAATACCCCACCGACGACAACGAGGCCTTCGTACACTCGGGCATGATGGTCTTCGACAAACAGCTCGTCGACGCCCTGAAAAAGACCTGCACGCCGCCGCGCTACATCGGCGAGCTCTACGCAGACGGCGACACGGGCCCCGACGCCCTGAAAAACCTGCGCTTCAGGGAGGACGGGCAGGGCTGGCTCTGCGTGTGGGCGCCGCCCGAGGTCAGCCCCGAGGTCAGGGTCACAGACCGCTACCTCGTCGTGGTCGACGTCGGGGGCCGCGCCAACAAGGCCGACTTCTCGGTCATCGTCGTCTTCGACCGTCTGAACATGATTGAGGGCGACCGCCCCGCCGTGGTGGCGCAGTGGCGCGGTCACTGCGACATGGACGTGCTGGCGTGGCGCGCGGCGCAGACGGCGGCGTGGTACGACAACGCCCTGCTGGTCATCGAGAGCAATACGCTCGAGACGCACGACCGCGAGCGTCAGGTCGACGGCGACCAGTCCTCCTACATTCTGAATCAGATACGCGAGGTCTATCCCAACCTCTACGCCCGCCGTCAGAGCGAGGAGGACATACGCGAGGGACGCCCCAAGAAGTACGGCTTTCACACCAACGTGGCCACCAAGCCGATGATTATCTCCACGCTCGTCAAGGCCGTGCGCGACCGTCTCTACGACGAACGCGACGAGCGCGTGCTGCACGAATACCTGTGCTACGAGCGCAAGCCCAACGGAGCCTTCGGGGCCATTCCCAAGGAGCACGACGACCTGCTGATGACGCGCGCCATAGGACTGCACATCTGCTTTCAGGAGATGGACTTGCCGCGCATCGTGCCGCGCTCGGAGTGCGCCTTCAAGCGCAGGAAGAAGCCGCTCACGGAAGCCTCTTTTTAGTTGTATATCAGTATATTATATTCTACATTTGCACTATACAAAGAAACAGTGTGTGTATGATTGCATTTACAATTGTATATTTAGTTAGTCTGTATGTGGTATGAAAAGACAAAATCCCCCGCATTCGTGAGAATACGGGGGATTCTTTTTTATCTTTACCGCGGCATTAATAGGATATGAAAATATCCACTTGAATAATATTCGTTGAAACGTCCCCCGCTGTGAAGCGAAGGACGTTTTTTTTTGTATCTTTACGTGTCCGAAAATCGGACGTCACGTGAATATTTAAGCGGAAAGACCCGGCGGCTGAAAAGCTCCGGGTCTTTCTGCTTTATCCTCTGAGCATCCGCTCGGCCTTGGCCGCGGCTTCCGTGTCCGCCCCCGCGGCGATGCGCTGCTGAAGCTCGGAGGGCAGGGCGTCGGGCTGCTGACCCGCGGCGAGCTGTTCCTGCTGAATCTTGAGGCTCTGCAAGAGCTCGTCGGCAAACGGGAAGTCGCCGCACTCCAGAAGCTGTTGCAGGGTAATCTGTCCCGACTGCCATATCTGCATGAGAAAGTCGTTGGCCATGGTGCGGTAGACGGGCGTCGAGGTGCTTTCCACGATGGAGAGGTCAAACTCCACGTCGCGCAGCTTGCCCGGCTCGTAGACCACGAGCGAGGAGTTCTTGCCCGCGATGTTGAACACGCGCGGGGCGTCGTAGAACTGCTGGATGTTCTTCACGTCCTTGGCCGCCCCCTCGCGGATGAAGGCCGAAAAGGTGTCGAGAATATCCAAAAGCGAGGTGGTGGCGTTCTGCGTCTGCTGTCCGTAGAGAGCCGCCGACATACCCGAGTAGCCCGCCTTGCCCTGCAATGCGCCGTTCACGCCCGTAATCTCCTCGAAGAACTTGAGCTGCATATTCAGAAGCTCGCTGATGCCTATCTGCGTGCAGTTGTTGGCAATCTGCTGCGGGATGGCCGTGCCCGCCTTGGGCTGCTTTATCATGATGACGCCGTTGAAGCGCGACCACTCGTCGGCGATGTCGTCCATCGACATATTGTCGGGCTTGCAGTCCTCCGGGAAGAGAAGAACCCCCTTGGCCGAGGCGCGCATAATCCAGTCGTACATCGTGATAAGGCGGTTGGTGTAACGCTGCTGGTCGATGACGTCGGCCACGAAGGAGTGAATCTCGCCGTCGATGAACGGGTAGGCCTTGAAGACATACGGGTGGCTCTTGTGCTCGTAGGGCGTCTCGCCCTCGTCGAGGATGTCGCCGAAGGGCGTCAGGTAGTAGTAGTACCAGTAGGAGTCGATGAAGTACTCCGCCTTGATGAGCGGTATCTCGTCGCGTGCCATGCCCAGCGAGAGCCCGTCGGCGATGCGCGAGGCGTTCTCTCTGACCACCATCTCGTTGTAGTCCCCGAGCTCGATTTTGAACACCTCGCCCGAGTTCAGGTCGTGACAGCGGTAGCGCGGCTTGGTCTCCCTGCGCCACACCTCGATGACGCGGCAGCGCGACGTGTCGAAGGGCACGAGGAAGTCGTAGTAGGAGTTCAGCGGGTAGCCGAACTGCTCGCAGACCATGCCAAGAGAGTCCTTGTCGCGGGCCATGCGGTAGAGTTCCCCCAGACGGCGGTAGTCCTCGGGCGAGTGCGCGAAGCGCGAACACAGCTCGTCGAAGGAGATGTCATGCACCTCGCCCAGACACGAGACGTCCCAGCCGCGGAAGTCGCGCATATCCGAGTCGATGAAGAAGTTGTTGGGCTGAACGTAGTCCGTCCAACAGTCCAGACGCTCCTCGCGCCAGCCGTACCACTTGCGCTGCACCACGAGCCCCGAGATGAGAAATTCCTCCATGCACCGGGCGTTGACCTCGACCATGCGGTTCATCTGCATATTGCACTGCAATACGGTGGTCATCGTCTCGCTGTACTTCTGCTCGTCGCGGTCGCGGGCGATGCACGCGGGCTCCTTGCTCTGCGAGCGGAACACGCCCAGAACGGTGCGCACCATGCGGCGGATAAGGTTGTTCTTCAGAGGCACGTTGCCCTCTCTTCGGATATACTGTTCCTCGCTCATGTGCTGTCCGTCCACCTCTATCCAGTCGTCCCACTGCTTGCCGTAGGTGTAGTTCTTGTTGCGCTCTCTGTCGCGGCGAAAGGCGTCCATCTGCATCCAGTACTGCTGTGCCTTCATCAGGATGCCTATGGCGCGTCCCTGCCCGAGCTCGAGCTTTGCGCGCTCCACGCTGTCCGCCTCGCGCGCGGGAGCGACCTTTTTTGCGTTGTATAGTTTCTTTGCCATTGCTGTAAATGAAAAGGAGTGTTCGCTGCGGGTGAAGATACTCCCCGCCCGCGGCAACACTCCTTTAACTGTTGAGTCATCGTTATTTATCTTCCTTGTAGTCCACAATATCGCCTTCGTTGGAGTCTACAATATCGCCCGAGCCTTCAACCTCCTTCGCCGCGGCGTCGAAGAGTTCTCCGTCGGAGAGCTTCGGCGTGAGGCCGTAGGCGTTTTTCAGCTCGTTTCGTTTGACCTTGACGATTTTTTGATACCACTTCCTGCGTTCCTCCACGGTCTTCGCCTTGAGCCACATGGTGTAGAGCTTCGACAGATTCGGCGACACCTCCGCGTTGATTCGGGAGGCTCTCACGTGTTCGTCGGAACGTGCGTCGCTGTACCGCTCGCGTGCAAGGTCTTTGTCGCGTCCCTTCCAGAAACCTGCGTTGGAGAGCACGTCGCGTCCCTCCCCGGCGTCCTGTCTGAACCGCTTCATCAGCTCGCCGTCCGGGTCTTCGAAGGCTTCCCCCGCCTCGCGGTCGCTCTTGTCGGAGAGTGCCGCGCGCAGCGTGTTGTCGGCGTAGGTGTAGTCCTGCTGCCATTTCCGCTCGCGCTTCGTCTCGTCGAAGAGCCACTGTGTGAAGGCTCTGTGACGGCGCATCTCGGAGTCGGCGTAGAGTCGGGCGATGTCGTTGGCCGTCATGCCCAGCTCGTCCTCCGTCTCTGCGTCGAGCTTGATTTGGTCGAAGAGCACCTCTCTTGTCTCCGACTCGGGCAGGTTCAGGGCGCGTCCGAGGCCGAGGGCGAACAGCGGAGCTTTCTTGTAGTCGCCGTAGAAGGCCACCGAGCATATGCCCTCGATGAGATTCATCACCACGGCGGGGTCGACGCCCGTCAGGGTGGCGCACAGCAGGTCGACGGCTGTCTGCGCCGCCTTGGCGCGGTCGGAGCCGCACTGCCGTATCATCGTGTCAATGGAGCGTTCCATAGGAGGGGCCGCGCTCAGGGCCGTCGCGCGAATCTCGCCGTCGAAGAGCTCGGCGCCGAGGGTCGGTATCAGCTTGCCCGGACCGAAGCCTTCGAGCGGGCCGAAGAGGGAGAGCTTGAGAACGGCCTCCCACGCCTTGCGCTTCTTGCGCTCGTCGTTCCCGAGGAGCTGCGAGAACCAGATGCCCCCCGCGTTCCATACGGCGGGCAGGAAGAACCCGTAGACGAACGCCCGCGTCAGGTTGCTGCGGTGCGCCCGCGAGAGGTCTTTCTCGGCCGCGGCGCGCGCGTCGTCCTCGGAGAGCCCGTCGAAGAGGTAGAGCTGCGTCTGCTGTTCGAGAGCGCGCCGCGGGTCGCGCAGGAGCCGCGCCTCGTCGCTCATGCCGTTGTAGAACTGACGTCCGTAGGCGAAGGAGGCGTTTCTGAAGAGCGAGAACATCAAATCGTAGTATCTGCGGCTGACCTGCATCGGCGCCAGATACGCCCCCTCGTTGCTCTGCTGCGAGCGGTTGAAGGTCATCTCGGCGTCCTGCTTGGCGCGTTCCTCGGCCTTGTCCCGGTCGTAGCCCTTTTCAAGGTAGTCGCGCAGTCTGCTCTCGTAGACGGCTTTCGCGCCCTGAGCGCAGACCAGCGCGTCGATGAAGGCGTTCGCCCCCATGCCCGTGCGCTGTACGG